TTTAGCTGGAGATAGTGGTTCTTCACAAGCAATAGCAAGTGGTAACACCGCAACTATTGCAGGTGGTACTGCATTAACTTCTGTGGCTGGAGCAACCGATACTGTAACGATAAGCTTAGATGATACAGCTGTAACCCCTGGTTCTTATACGTTAGCAAGTATTACTGTTGATCAACAAGGTAGAATTACTGCGGCAAGTAGTGGTTCATCCGGTACAATGACAAGCTGGACACTTTCTGCGGACAGTGGATCAAATCAAACAATAAGTGATGGTAACACAGTAGATATAGCTGGTGGTAGTGGTATTTCAACTGCCGCAAGTAACACTGATACTGTTACAGTAAATCTTGATATTAATGGATTAACTGGTAATACATCACCAGTTCCAGCAGATTTTATTGCAACTTATGATATAAGTGATACTGCAAATAAAAAAGTAGCAATACAAGACATTCACTTAGATATGTTAGGTAATGCAGAAAGCGATGTAAACTTTGGAGGAAACAAATTAGTATCCGTAGGAAGTGGTACTGTAGCCACTGATGGTGTAAACTTAGGTCAAGTACAAGGATTAATTGCAGGAGTAGGTTTATTCAAAGGTGGATATAATGCAAATACAGGTTTAACTACAAACTTAGGTGCAGGAAATGGTTCATTAGATGGAGCAAGTAACATTGCTTTAGATGGTGGTGACTTCTTCGCTGTAACTGTTGCAGGTACTGCATTCTTTACAGAAACTCTGGAGCCAGGTGATATGATTTATGCTGTAGCAGATATTGCAGCAAGTTCAAGTCCAAGTATATCAGAATATACAGTTGTAAAACAAGACGATAATGTAGCCGGAGCTGGAGCGACAGATGGAGCAACACAAAAAGGTGTGGCTGGATTTGACAGTGGAAACTTTGGTGTAACAGCAAATGGTTTTGTTACATTAGATGATACAGGAGTTACTGCAGCCAGTTATGGTGGTGCAACTAAATCACTTTCAGCTACTGTAACTGCAAAAGGTTTATTAACTTCGTTAAGCGAACAAAACATTGCAATTACAGCATCTCAGGTAACTGATTTCTGTAGTGCAGTAAGCACATGTGTTGCTGCTAATGAGCAATACGCAGTAAGTATTGGTAATGGAAATGATACTTCCTTTGCAGTAAGTCATGGTTTAAGCACAAGAGATGTTATTGTTCAGCTTTATGATAATAGTACATATGATACTGTATTCGCTGATGTTGTGAGAACAAGTGATTCAGTTGTTACAATATCATTTAACTCGGCACCTGCAACAAATGACATTAGAGTGTTAGTGAGCAAGTGTACATAAACACTTTAATACAATATGGCAATACAATATTTATCCAGTCTCAATATAGATGGAGGATTAACCACAGGTAGTTCGTCTACAATAGCCGGAGCAACTTTTACTTCGGGGTTAGCGATGAGTACCAATAAGATTACCGGTCTTGGTGATCCTACACAAGCACAAGATGCTGCGACAAAAAACTATGTAGATAGTCTATCGGTTGGGGTAACGGAAGTTGATGCAAACAGTACAAAAAATGGACTTACATTAACGACAACCCCATCAACTGGAATTGTATCTACTGGATCTGTAGTATTAGGTGGTACTTTACAAATAAATAATGACGATTGGAGTGGTAATGATTTAGCTATTGCTAATGGTGGTACAGGAGCTTCTACAGCAGCTAATGCTCTTATTAATTTAGGAGGTTCTAATATTGGAATAAATATATTTGAGGCTACCGATCCAAGTGCTGTAACTTTTCTTAGAGCAAATGCCGACAATTCAGTAAGTTTTTTAAGTGCTTCAAATTTCAGAACAGCAATAGGTGCGGGAACAGGTTCAGGCTCAATGTCAAGTTGGTTTTTAACAGCAGATAGTGGAACTGCAGAAACTATTACAAATGCTGAAACAGTAGATATAGCGGGTGGAACAAATATAACAACATCGGTTGGTGGTAACACCATAACCATAGATAATAGTCTTACAAACTTAAACCAATTAACAAACGGTCCTGGATATACAACTAATGTAGGAACAGTAACAAGTGTTGGGGTATCAGTAAATGCAGGATTAAGTGTATCTGGTTCACCAGTTACTTCAAATGGAACTATAAATGTTACATTATCATTAGATGGTTTGTCAGATATGACACAAACCATGGTTGGTTCAGATGAGTTCATTGTATTAGATAGCTCTATACAAAGAAGAAAAGCAGCTAATGAAATAGGTTTAAGTATATTCAATAATGATGCAGGATTCACAAGTAACACTGGTGATATAACTGCTGTAAGTGCAGGTAGTGGATTGAGTGGTGGTGGTTCGAGTGGAGGTGTTACATTAAATGTAGACTATGCGGGAAGTGATAATGTTATTTTAGCTTCTGGTACTGCAGCTACTGGTACGCTTAGTACAAGTGATGTACTTTTAGTTAGTAGCGGTGCAACCAACAACGTTTTCTATTCTACACTTAGTAACTTACCATTTACAAATAATAGTGGTGATATAACAAACGTATCAACTACCACACCAATAAGTGGTGGTGGCTCAAGTGGGTCTGTGACTATATCACATGCTGACTCAGGTGTAACTGCAGGTTCTTATACTAATTCAAGTATAACAGTAGATGCAAAAGGACACGTAACTTCAGCATCAAATGGTTCACCACGAACTTTATCACAAATATTAGCAGCAGGAGACACAACAAGTGGTCAAAATATAGAATTTGGTTTATCAGGAGGTAATCCAGGTAGTGATGATGTATTAAAATTTGGTGGAGGAGTAGGTGAACCTAAGTTAGAATTATATTCTACAGTAGCAAACTCTCATATAAAAGAAAGTGGATTAGGTGCATTATTTGTTCAAGGAGAATACATTTATTTAACAGACAGTACAGATACAGCAAAATATATACAATTAGAACAACCTAATTCTACAGTACAGCTTAACTATAATGGATCATCAAGACTATTAACTACTTCTGCAGGTGTAACTGTAGGTGGTGTTATAACTGCAACTGGTGGTACATCAACAAACTGGAACTCTGCATATAACAATACGATTACAGGCTTTAGTGATAGTGGTTCTTCAACAGTAACACTAACACTTACTCAACAAGATGGAGGGACTTTAACCACATCTTTTGCAGTACCTCAAGGTGATATAACAGCAGTTAATGCTGGAAGTGGTATAAGTGGAGGAGGAACTTCAGGGTCAGTAACTATTACAAACTCAGACAAAGGTTCTTCACAAAGCATATACAAAAATTTTACTGCCGATAATGGTGGTACCGCAACAGCTAATAGTAATAATGATACTATGGATATAGCTGGAGGAACAAACATAAATACTGCTCGTTCAGGTGATACTATCACTATTAACAACGAGATTACTAATAACAACCAGCTAACAAATGGTTCAGGTTATGTTACAAGCTCAGGCGTAACATCTATTGCTACAGGAAATGCAAACACATTAACTAAAAGTGGGACTACTTCAGTTACTTTAACACCAAATACTGGAGCTGTTACTAATGGAGGTGGAAATCTTGCTACAGGAGATCAAATATATGATTTCGTTACAGGACAGATTGCCAACATACCTTCAGGTTTAGCTTTTGAAGGCAACTGGAATGCAGCTACAGACACTCCAGACTTATCTGGAGCATCACCAAGTAACGGACAATTTTATATTGTATCAGTTGCTGGTTCAACTAACTTAGATGGAATAACTGATTGGAAAGTAGGAGACTGGGCCATATATGTAGACAACGGAGCTGGAACAGATGCTTGGCAAAAAATTGATAACACCTCTATATTAAGTGGATCTGGATCATCGGGTAGAATGACATTTTGGACTGGAGCATCTTCATTAAGTAGTGATGCTGATTTAACTTATAATAGTGGTACAAATGTATTAACAGTAGGTAGTGGAAATTCTACAAACTGGAATACTGCATATAATAATTCTATAACTGGGTTTAGTGATAGTGGTTCATCTACAGTTACTTTAACTTTAACACAACAAGATGGTGGCACACTAACAACTTCGTTTGCTGTACCACAAGGAGATATAACATCAGTTGCTGCAGGAACAGGTATAAGTGGAGGTGGAACTTCAGGAGCAATAACAATTACAAACTCAGATAGAGGTTCTTCACAAGCTATATATAAAAACTTTAGCGCAGATAATGGCGGTACTGCAACGGCAAATAGTAACAACGATACTTTAACAATAACAGGAGGTACAAATATTAATACAGCTCGTTCAGGTGACACGATTACTATCAATAACGAAATAACTAACAATAACCAGTTAACTAATGGAGCTGGTTATACTACTAATGTAGGGGATATAACTGGAGTTACTGCAGGTACAGGAATGAGTGGTGGAGGTACAAGCGGTACTGTTACTTTAAATTGTTCTATTACAAATAACAACCAGCTAACAAATGGAGCTGGATATGTAACGAGTTCAGGAGTAACTTCAATAAGTACAGGAACAGGATTAGATGGTGGTACAATAACTGGATCAGGTACTATTACTTTAGATTTATCTGAGTTTACAGATATGACAGCTGCTATGACAGGATCAGATGAGTTCATAGTATTAGATTCAGGAGCAGAAAGAAGAAAGGCTGCAAGCGAAATAGGACTTAGTATATTTAATAATGACGCTGGCTTTACAAGTAACAGCGGAGACATAACTAATGTATCTACAAGTTCTCCAATAAGTGGAGGAGGATCAAGTGGATCAGTAACTATTTCTCATGCTAATTCAGGTGTGACTGCAGGTTCATATGCAAGAGCTACTGTAACAGTAAATGCTACAGGACACATTACGTCTATATCAGCTAATGGTGATGCAACTGGTGTAACTTCGGTTGCAACTGGAACAGGATTAACCGGTGGAACTATTACATCCACTGGAACATTATCGTTGAACTTAAATGGTTTATCAACAACAACAACTGCTGGTAATGCAGATTTCTTTGCAGTAGTAAACAGTAGTGGTTCACAATATAAAATAGCACCTGGTAGTATAAACATATCTACATTTAATAATAATTCAGGGTTTACTTCTAATGCAGGAGATATTACTGCAGTAGTTGCTGGTACAAACCTGTCTGGTGGTGGTACAAGTGGATCAGTTACATTAAATATGGCAACTGGTGGAGTTGGTGCTGGTACTTATGGTAGTACATCAAATAGCACTAAAATAGATAACATAACAGTAGATGCATATGGAAGGGTAACAGCTGTAACAACAGGAGGAACTGGTAGTGGTAATGGAGATATTACAGCAGTAGTTGCAGGAACTGGATTAAGTGGTGGTGCATCTTCAGGTAGTGCTACAGTAAATATAGATGTAGGTTCATCTGGAAACTGGTGGGATAAAGGAGTTATGGTTGCCTCTGATGGTGTGGTGGAAGTTGGTAAATATATGGACTGGCATGATGCTAATGGCGATACTTCAGACTTTGATGTTAGAATGACTTGTGTTGGATCTCAAATGCAATTTAGTGGGGATATATTAGTATCAAGTACAATTAATTCAAATGCAGATTTAAGAGCGCCTATATTATATGATTCGGCTAATACAAGTTACTATTTTGATGGAAGCAATACTGGAGATTCTATTAGAGTTGCAGGAGACATTGTAGCGTTTTTCTCAGACGAAAGATTAAAAGACATACAAGGTAACATACCAGATGCTTTAAACAAAGTAAAACAACTTAATGGTTTCTATTATACAGCTAATGAAAAAGCACAAGAGTATGGTTACGAAGCAGACAAAAAAGTTGGATTATCTGCACAAGAAGTAGAATCGGTATTACCAGAAATTATAAAAGAAGCACCGATCGGTGATGGTTATAAAACTGTTGATTATGCGAAGGTTGTACCTTTACTTGTTGAAGCGATAAAAGACTTATCGAAAGAGTTAGAAGAAGTAAAGAAACAACTTAATCATAATTAACAATGGCAGTACCTTCAAGTGGAACATTAGAAATGTTAGGAATAGCTCAAGAGTGTATGTTCGCTTCATATGGCTCAGGAACTATAACAGGTGGTATACATATAGACTGTCTTGTTAATGGTGGACAGTGTGCGCCTGGAACAATGACATTTCCAACTATTAATACAAGCTCACCCTCACATCCAGACACCTCTACACCATACAAGTTTTCAGAGTTTTATGGATATGATAAAGATGCAGTATCATCTATACAAAGATTTAGAACTACTTCTAATTATCCTAAAATATTTTTCGGATGTTTCGTAACATGTAACGTTGCTTTTTATACTGCTGGTGCTATTTCGGTAGGGAACAATGTATATCAAAATTCAGCTTTAACAAATCCGTTAGGTAATGGAAACTGGGGATTTGCAGGCACAACATCTGGAGCATCATCAACAGCTGTGATGACTCTTGTTTTTGGTACTGGCTATGTAAATAATATATTTTTATGTAGTGGTCCATCAGATGAAAGATTAAAAAAGAATATTAAAAAAATAGGAAAATCATTTAGCGGTATAAACATATATGAGTTTGAATATAAATATCCTGAATTATGTTATGGAGGTAAGTTTCAAGGAGTATTAGGACATGAAGTACCTTGGGCAACTACTGAAGATGATAATGGATATTTGTATGTAGATTATTCAAAAGTAGATGTAGACTGTAAATCAATTAGGTAGTATGAAAATAGAATCTATAAAATTATCAGAATATCAAGGAAAATACTTTAGTGTAACTAAAAGTCATGGAAAAGCTACAATGCATTTTGGAGACAATTACATTGATAATGAAGATTATTATGCTGATTATATGTTAGGTAAATGCGAGTGTCCTGTATCAGAAATGTTTGAAGGTATAGGAACAGACAGTATCTTAATATGTGGTTTAGGTATGGGGTTAGTTCCATTATTAGCAGAAACTTTATATGGCAAAGTAGATGTTCTTGATTATAATAAAGAACTTATAGATTATATATCTGACAGAAATATTTTACCATCAAGTGTAAATGTTATTTTTGCAGACGCATATACATATACACCTACTCAAAAATATGATTTAATTTTGGTAGATCTATGGTGGGATTCATCAGATATTAATGATGAACAAAAAGCTACACTTCAAACTAATTATGGTGACTACTTAAATGATAATGGTAAAATAGTTTTACCAGTAACATTCAATTCTTTGTAAATATATTTTTGTTATCTTTGTGGTTTATGTTTAACAATTAAAATTAAATAAAATGGCAAAAAAACTTAAAGAAGAAGAATTAAAAGAGATTCAAACATTAAATCAAAAATTTGTTAATACAAAAATTGCTATTGCTGACGCAGAGGTTAATAAAAAAAATCTTGTTTTAGCATTAGAAGGTATACAACAAGAGTTTAATGATATTGAAAAAAAATTAATTGAATCATACGGAGAAAACTCTATAATTGATTTAAAATCTGGAGAAGTAAAAGATCCTGAAGTAGCTAAAGAAACAGCAGAAAAAAAATAAAGCATGGCAAAAATAAGCAACCAAGCAGCATATCCCTTAGTAACTAACGTAGATTTAGCTGACTATCTTGTCATGACCGATAAGGATAACAAGTTAGAAACTAAAACAGTTACGGTAGAACAATTAAAAGATTTGTTTGGGGTAACTACCTTGGTTGCTCATGTTATTGTAAACGCTGGTACTTTAACTAATTTAGGCACAACAGATGCAACTTTGATTGCAGCTCCAGGTGCAAATAAGGTCATAGATCTTATAAGTATTGATCACTATTTAGACGCAGGAACTGCTCAATACCAATTTGGTAACGATTTAATAATTAAAATTGGAGCTACTCCTTTTGGCACTTTAAGCCAACAGTCGGCTAATTTTGCTACTGATTTAGTTAGTAAAATTGAAACAGGTGCTACAACTAAAGTGATAGAACAAAATACTGCTGTAACATTAACATCAGCAGGAAATCCAACAGCGGGAAATGGTATAATGTATTTTAATATTTTATATCGAATACTTAATGTTGGACCAACATTTTAATTAAATGGATATAAGAAAATTATCAATAGGTTCTGATTACAAATCAGGAGCCATGCATTATATTGTAGGTCAAGAAGTTTTGGGCGGTAGTCATAAAATTCACTTAATTCAACAAGACACTAATTACGATTCATATAAAATATGGATAGAAAAAAATAATGAGATTGTTTTGTGGAAAGAATTTATAAAGACACTTCCCATATCCATTGAATACAATATAAATTTTTGATGCAATCCTTATATTCTTTTATAGTTACTCCCTTAAAAAATCGTAGATATGACAACATTAAATACTACGATGACAAGCGATTTTTTACAAGTGTAAGTGAAGAAGACCATACGGTATCAAACAGGTTTGCTAAAGTATTACAGCTTCCAAAAAATTATAATGGTGAAGTAAATGTTGGAGACACATTATTAGTTCACCATAATGTTTTTAAATATTACAATGATATTTATGGTAGACAAAAAAGTGGAAGAAGTTGGTTAATTGATGATTTATTTTTGGTAGATCATGATCAGTTTTTTCTATACAAACAAGAAGATAAGTGGTATAGCCATGGTAAATATTGTTTTGTTAAACCCGTACCAAAAACTAAATCATTTATTGATGCCGCAGGTGTTACAAATGAACCTCTACATGGTATCATAAAATATTCTAACAAACAACTTGAAGAATTAGGTATCTTTGAAGGAGATCTTATTTCGTTTCAACCTAACAGTGAATATGTTTTTTATGTAGAGGATGAAGAGTTATATAGGATGTATACAAATAACATTACAATTAAATATAATCATGGATACAAAGAAAATTAAAATAGATATTATTAAAGCAGGAGAAAGTGCAGTTAAAGAACTTATTGATGTTGCAAAAGAAAAAATTATCAAACCAGATCCAGAAGATGAGTTAGCTGCGGATAGATTAAAAAATGCAGCTGCAACAAAAAAGTTAGCTATATTCGATGCATTTGAAATACTAAAAAGAATCGAAGAGGAAAGGGATAAATTAGAAGGAATAGAAACAAAAAACAATTTACCTAAAGGCTTTGCAGAATCAAGATCTAAATAATATTTACTTTGAATTACAAAACGTAATACCTAAAGCTGTTTTAAAAAGAAAAAACAGCAGTCACAGTTGGGGATATGGGTATAATGAAAAGTATGATATTGTAGTCATATCTAAAGATGGTACAATAGGCCAGTGTATAAATATATCTGGTTTAAGAATAGCTCTACCCAAAACTCCAAATCAAGTATACAAACGATCTCAAAAAGAAAAAGATCAATATTGGGAACCTTTTGATATTCATAGAGATATAAAAAAAATACCTAATATTTTTGTTTGGCATGATGCTCCGCCTCCATTTAAAAACAAATGGATAGATTATATAGAGACAGAGTTTAACAGAAGAGAAAAAGGCTTTTGGTTTTACAATAACGGTATACCAACTTACATGACGGGAACACATTATATGTATTTGCAATGGACTAAAATAGATGTGGGTCATCCTGATTTTAGAGAGGCAAACAGATTGTTTTATATTTTTTGGGAAGCGTGTAAAGCTGATAAAAGAAGTTTTGGTATGTGTTATTTAAAAATAAGACGTTCAGGCTTTTCTTTTATGAGTTCTTGTGAGGGTGTAAACACCGCAACAATAACAAAGAATGCAAGGGTTGGTATTTTATCTAAAACAGGTTCTGATGCAAAAAAAATGTTTACAGATAAAATAGTGCCTATATCACATAACTATCCATTCTTTTTTAAACCTATTCAAGATGGTATGGATAAACCAAAAACAGAATTAGCATTTAGAGTACCCGCATCAAAGATCACAAAAAAAAATATGTTTGAAGTTGAGAAAGATACTTTAGAAGGATTGGATACAACTATTGATTGGAAGAACACTTCAGATAATAGTTATGATGGAGAGAAATTACAACTATTAATACACGATGAAAGTGGTAAGTGGGAAAAACCTGAAAACATTTTAAATAACTGGCGTGTTACAAAAACGTGTCTAAGATTAGGAAGTAAAATTATTGGTAAGTGTATGATGGGTTCAACCTCCAATGCATTAGATAAAGGAGGTAGAAACTTTAAAAAATTATATGACAACTCAAATGTTAAAA